CAGCAAAGACCAAATTTTTATTTTTTATTTGTGGATTTAATTCCATAATCTTTTTAACGGTGGTATCTTCTCTTTGTGCAATCTTTGTTAAATTTTCACCTGAGCGAATGGTATAATTTTTAGTTTTTGGTTTTGGTTTCTCGGTTGTCTTTATTGGCTTCAAGAACAATTCTTTTTCTGCTTTTCTTCTGCGAATTAAACCATTTAACACTTTACCACCAGCATGAATCCATTTATCAAATTCATTAGCCGCACCTTTGAAGTCTTTTTGGTTTACTTTCTTTAGAAGGGTAGATGTTCTTAAATTTTCCCGTCCGCAGTTATAAGCAAAAGATACTAAGCTATCAAACTGGTTTTGATTGAGAGTAACTTTTACTAAACTATTCACTGCATAATCGAACACCCGTAAATCAAAGACTAAAAGCTGTTCGGCTTCTTTTTGGCTGATTGTCATGTTTTCTCGAACATCTGAACCATAATGACCATAACCTATTGTCCAATACTTTTCAGTGTCTACTGGTTTGTAAGCATGAAGCACACAACCCTCAAATGATTTAATTAAGTCAATTCCATTCTTTGATATTTTCATTGTCATTCAAATCACTCCTTATCTATTTTGCTGGTTAGTGATTCAATCGTAGTCTGTAATTTTGTTAAAATATTAATCATGTTTTCTGTGTCTTTACTTTGTTTCATTAACATGAATCCAGCCACAAAGATTGGAAATCCTAATTGTCCGATTAATGCGGAAACATCTTGAATTGTCATATATAATCCCCTTTATAATTAAAATTTCCAACCATTCAAAGCATCACTTAAAAGTAAACTAACTGTTTTATAATCTTTCATTTGTTGCGGTGATTTCGTTGAAGGGTTCGGGTCGTTTGGGTCTCCATCAACCACCATCGTTCCTAATAAGGGAAGGGGGTCAATTGCATTTTCTTTTCCTACCGTCCAATTTGGCTTATGGATTTCAAAATGTAGATGCAATCCTTCTGAATCCCCTGTGTTTCCCATAACCCCTAATTTTTGTCCTTGTGTAACTGTATCGCCCACATTTACAGTTCTTGAACCTGTCACCATATGAGCATATACACTTTCATACGATTCACCTTTGATAGTATGTGAAATCATCACAACCTCACCATAACTATCAGACACATAAGATTTTGTGACCGTTCCGCCTGCACTTGCTACAATGTCTTGAACCGTTCCATCTGCTAAATCAATTCCGTAATGGTCAGGTCGTTCGGGTGTTTTAAATCCGCTGGTTACATTGTGTGTGGTGGTTGGATAAATGAAATAAAATTCATCTGGTAATGGGTCAACAACCGTTCCTGCACCCGACCAATCCAGATTGGCGAAACACCATTCTGCAAATTCTTTTCGTTTGGGTAAACTTAAATTTCCATAATAACTACTCGGACGTTCATAATTCCAGATAAAATATTCTGTGAGTGTGCTAGGGTCTAAGGTACTCTGAGTGAATTCATGGAAACTCATAGGGTATGCACTTTTTGTAATCCATTGAATTTTCTTTTCTTGCTCATAATCAATTCTTGATAATTGAGCGTCACCATTCGACCAATCCAAACCCCTTGCATTACACCAATCCCATAGTTTCGTTGCTGGTGTCCATTGAACCAATCCATAACCCCTTGATGGGGAATGACCATATCCTTGTTCATATAAATTGGGGTTTAAGGTACTTTCTCCTGACATATTTCCACACAAGGCACTAATGGCATTTGGTGTCCAACCCGTAGCAATAAAATGATTGGCTACGAGTTGAGCATTGTTTCTTTTTTGAGAGGTATTTAAGTAAGTGTTACCTCCTGCTGGTGCTATCCATCCCATGATTAATCCGCAGTTGCAAAGCTAATAGTTCCGAATGAATAATATGAACCTGTTGCCGCCGAACCTTGAACAAATATTTCGCCCAAATTATTGATATAACCAACCACATTTTGTGTAGATGCCGCAATGGTTGAACAATTGATTGGAATAGTCGTAAACGGTTTATGTGCTAATGTAGCAATTTTTGTGAATCCACTTGTTATTGGTAAAGTAGCTGAATCAATTAAACAGGCACCTTCTACATAAGCACGATGTCCAATCGGTGATGCTTCAACATAACTACGTAGTTGAGGTAATGCTCCACCTTTGGTTACACCGTTAACTAGGGTAGCATCCACATAACTCCCACGACTAAAGTTATTAACGGTTTTATCTTCTAACCAATCACTAACTGTTTTCGTGCTGTTTGTCCAAAAAATCCATCGTTTATAGGTGACGTTCGCGCTGGATGTAAATTCTTGAAGAATGTTTGTTCCATCGTATGAAACATTTACACTTAAGAACCCCGCTCTTGATACTGGTAAGTCTGCCGCGTTTTGCACATAATAGGAACCAGATTCAAAAATATCTGATAGATTTTTGGCTACATCGTTTATTAATTTCTTTACTACCCCGTTTTCCTTATAAAATCCACGAACAATTCTTCGAGTGATAGGGCTAACACCTTTGGAAGAAAATTCGTAAATATCGTTCATACGTTGCCTAAATTCACCATGAACATAACCCACCAGTAAAGTTTCCGCTCCAAAATCATCCACCACCACTTGAATTCCTTCTGGTTCAGAATATCCATTAGCTGAATCAGAAGAAGCAAATTCGCTGAACAATTTCTTTTGAACGAATGAACCATCTTCAATTTTATATTCCCATAGTGTTTGAGGATAAGTACCAATAGTCGGTGCGTTGGAATCCACTCCACTAGAATAATAGATGGATTCTTTACCAACCGCTACCCCTTGATACGGTCGGGCGCTAGGGTCTAATACAATCGTTAAATCTGGATTTGGTAAGATAGTAAAATTAAATAAATTTTGTTTGTACACATAAATTTTATCTCCCGCCTGACCGTCCACTAAAACAAATACATTTCGTTCTTCATTAAACGATAATTTCCAATCACGTCCATTAAAAGCAGGAAGTACATTTAATTGACTAAAGTCGGTAATGGTGGTTCCAGCCGCAAACGTTAAACGAACGGTGTTATAAATCCCACCTTTTTCAAGGTTTAACACAATGTTCTGAATGGTGTTTACATCTATCGAAAAACCGTCACCGTGTGCAAAACCTGTGAAAAACATTTCTCCAATCATTTTCCCTGTTAAATCTAGTTTTGCTAGTATCAAGGTTGGCGACGCAAAACGGTTATGTTGGTCTTCGTAGGCAACATACAAACATTTATTTGCTTTGTCGTATTTCACTCCCTGCATAATGTCTGGAATGTCTAACATGGCTCCTAAGTACGCATTATGTTTTAAACTGGTGATGGTGAATTCTTTCGTAAATAGAGAACGGATTAAATTATCAATTAAATCGTCTAGTATACCATCATCATACATTTGTTGAATCTTTGCGTTAACGGTGTCTTCTAATCCCTCATTGATTATCCATTCCATAACACCATTCCATTGTGTTACTAAATCATTGGTGATTTTACCGATTTCGGCTAACTTTTGAATCGCCATGTTTACTTTTTCGAGTAAACTTAGACTATTGTCAAAAGCGGTTGGTAAATATCGTTCGTACTCTTGAATGAGTAAGTCGGATATTGGGGTAAATCCTGATAGTGTAGGTTTGACCATGTTTGTATCCCTCCATTATTTTAAATCGGTGTTACGTCATACTTTTATCCAAATGTGAAGTTAAGAGGCTATTGTCCCGAATGCTTTAAATACAGGTGCCGTCCCTCCAAATGTGCCGGATGTTACACAAACCCAACCAATAGAACCGGTAGCGGATGGATTGGTGTTATAAACTATGTCTCCAACATTCCACGTTCCAACCGTCGGGATAGCACTGTTATAAAATGTTTTTTGCATTAAACTTTGAGTTCCTTTTGTGCTTCCATTTGCAAAGCTACACCAAGATGTCACAAAAGAAGAAATATGGTTTTGTCCGATATTGGTATATTTTTCATTACTCGCTTGAACTACTTCAATTCCATATTTTTGTTTGGGTGAGTTAATCACGTTTCCGTTAATAAACGGATAGGTTGCTCTTGATAAACGTATTCCAGAATAAGTTCCGCTTACAGAATCGGAACAATTTAAAATATTATTACCGTCAATCACCATATTGTTACATAAATCCACACTAATTCCATTTAATGCTATTTTTTCTAACCTGTTTCCCGTGAAAACAATATTGTGGTGTTGGTAAGCAAATAAAGCAGAACCGCAATCGTTAAAAGCATTCCCAGTGATAACTAAAGGTGTGTCAACAGCTGTTAATTGATTGGTGTTTATCACTGTTCCTTTACAATTTCTAAATGAGTTTCCACTAATAGTCACCTCACCCATATCGGTATTCAAGGTGACAGCGTATAAATTACTTTTATTGTTAGGATTGAAATTTGTAATCAAATTACCTGTTACGGTTCCTTCAGCATAATGTCCTACTGTAACACCCCAACCCAATCCCCAATCGTCGTGACCGCAGCCATCAATCGTATTCCCTGTAAATGTAACCATGGCCCTTTCTGTGTTAGCTGCATTTCCTTCTACATGTAACCCACCACTACCGCAACGATAAACGTAATTGTTCGTATATAGGGTATGTTTAGGTTCATAAGCAGAAGGCAATCCCCCATCATTCGCACATGCAAAACGTCCATTCTCTTTGAAAATACAATTCGATACGTGTAAAGTCTCGACTGCCCCACCTAATAGTCCGTCTCGTTCGTTCTTTTCAAAAGTACACCCGTCAATATAGACTTCTTTTCCGTTTATCCGCAAACCGTCAATAGATCCATAGTTACCTAAAGAAAATCCAGGTACTCCATTGTTTTTAAACGTACAATTTTTAAGCAATACCTTTATGCCACTAAGCCATACCATTGTTGATTTTTGGTAAGCTCCATCGAAAATAATGTTTTCTAGTTGTAGGTATTCAACTGCCAATGAAAGACTAATACTAGATGTTCCTGTTCTTGTGAATATCGTTTTGTTGCTACCAATAATCTTTAAAGGCTTGTCAATCGTAACGTTACTATTGATTAAATAAGTCCCATCGGGTAGAAAAATAGTAGAAAACGGTTTGGCGTTTGTGATAATGGTTTGTAGGATAACAGAATCATTTGTAACCCCATCCCCTTTCAAGCCTAACTTTTTAGAGTTAAGTCCTCTTTCTTCTAAATCCGTCACATTTTGTGCCAAAGACGACTCTAGTGCATCCAACTTTTCCAGTCCTGTTTGAATATTTCCGTACTTCCTTAAATCACTATCTACACTCTGATGTGTAACTTTTCCCATATACTCACCCCTTTATCAATAAACCAACATAAATAATTCTTGCATTTCGTTAAAAATTCTGTTTTCAATCCTCATGAAACTTTCCCGATATTCACCCAACATTTTAGAGAAAGATTGGTCTCCTACTTTCCCCAATCGACTTTGAATAAAATCTTCTGTTTCGTTAATCACCGCATTCACATTACTGGAAACATTAGAAGTACTGTCACTGGATGAACTACCGTGATTAACTGATGTTTTGGTGCTCTTATCTGTATTTTCTTTGATGTTACTGGCATACTCAATCACACCCGAGCCATCATTAGAGGTAATCGTCAATCGCGAATCTGGTGTATTACTTTCTAGTTGCCTGTTAAAATCATCATCATTTAGTGTTCCGTTGGTATCTTGTTCACTACTTGAAGTGTTTGTTCCTTCAGTGCTGGCATCCTGTGTCTGGGTTTTATCGGTTGTCTTTTTATTAGTTACATCTAGTTTTGTATTGCTGAGAGGGTCAAACTGGATTAACTCACTTTCAAAGAGTTTGTTAAAGTATGGCATATTAATAAGCAACCATGACTCTAATTGAAATTTGAATAATCCTTCTGTTTCAAATCCGATTTCCCTCATATAAAATTTACGGATAAAATGAGTTTCAAACACTTTCTTGTAATCAGCATCAAAGATTGGATAATCAAAATCAAATAATTTTGTTCTGCCTTTTTCTATTTGCTCTCTAGTTGAAAGGGTTTCGTTTTGAGAAAACATTTCAATGTATTCTCTTAGTTGCATCGTGTAGCTAGCCATTTAAACACCTTCTTTCTGTGGTGTTTCTTTGGTGATATTCTTTTCAAATTCTTCTGCGATTTCATTTCTGAATTTAACACTAACATTCAAATCGGGGTATAACTCATTAATCTTTTCACACGCTTCTTGTCTTGATTTCAAGAACACATTCCCGCTAGCTGAAATTTGCTCATCGTTTGAATCTGCTTCTGCGGTTATCATGCGTTCTTTCTTTTCTTGATTGGCATTTTTAATCCCTAAGTAGGTCATGACTTCATTCCATACTGCGTTCTTTTGCGTATTCAACTTATCCACCACATACGGGGCATCTGTTTTTAACACTTTAATGGTGTCGGGGTCTAAACTTTCATTTCCAATAATCACAGGTGCATTGCCTTCATATTGATTGTAAATCTGTTGAATGCTGAAACGGGTATTATCATTGGCGGTTAACAATACAGGTGTTTTTTGTGCGTTCTGGTTGACACTGATAATTTCCTTTAGTTCGGCTAAATCACTAGCAAACATTTCTAAGGAGGGAAGCGTCGTATAATGATAGTCATTATTCCAAATCACCACACCCATGTTTTTCTCTTTAATATCTTTATAGTTATAAAGTTTAAAGGTTGTTTGATAGTTGGGAACCACCGCATGGAATTTTGTTGGCAAATTGTAATGGTCAACCGTTCCAGATAACGCACCCTGTAAAGCTAAATAACCCCTGTCAGGTGTTTTATAAAATCCCACATGTCCAAACTGGTGTAAACTCATTTCTAAATAGCGCGGGTCTACACTGTCTGGTAGTCCTTCCCATTCAAATAGTTGGTAGGCTAAACTTGTTAGATACTGATAATAGTGAGTAAACCATTTATTCCCTCTCTCAAACTGTATTTGATTGGGGTTTTTATATCCGTTTGATTTTTTTCTAACCATTAAATCACCTCATTTTCCAAAGCGTAATTCCCTACATCGTCGGTATGCCATAAGGTTACACCGTTATCAAAAATCGCCTTTAATTCGTTTAAGTCTTCATTATTAAAGTTGCCTGTAATCACACATGATGAAGTTTGAACATAATTCCAATACTGTCTGGTGTGAAAGTTAGGAACTTTTACTTCATTAACTTTGTAGCCAAATTGATTAAAGAAACTTTCTAATTTTCTGCGATATTCTTCTTTAATTTGTTTTTTGATAATATAAACTCCGTTGTACCCATTCCCTAAAGTATAGGAGGTGTTACTTCCCATTTTTGCAATGGATGGAGGGGTATTTGCTATGTCTTTTTGTTTGGCTTGTAAGCCTTGCATTTGTAATACCGAACTACCAGCACCCGAAACTAAACCAGTAACACCAGAGATTAAACCTAAACCATTCCCCATTCCTGCGCTTGCAGTTGCTCCCATGCCGTTGCTAATCGAACCCATAAAACCATTCCAAACAATAGATTGTTTTTGGTTAATTAAACTGTTTCGATTTCCTTGTAAAAAGGCACTTAGTAAATCAGTGATAATAGGAATGTCATTTGGTTCATTGTTGATTAGAGCAAATTCATCGGAAACCGATTCTTTTAAACCATTGGCGTTAAAATTGTAATCAGCTACACCGTATGACGTTTTATTGGAAACTCCTAAACTTCCTTTAATCACAATATCAAGATTATTATTGTTGATATATTCGGTTTTATAGGTGCTTTGGTTTCCTTTAAAATCGGTGAGTATTAATTGCGTGTATGGGTGCATTAACAATTTACTTTCTTTCACTGGTTCATACCCTGTCCACTTACTGCCATTGCTATAATTAAGACTGCCAAACGATAATACACTTTCTACATGAATACAGTTGAAAAATCCTCCGTCACCATCCGACACTTGAACCGCTTTTAGAACATTCCCGTTATTCGGAAAAGTTATCGTTCCACCTGAAAAGGTAGAAGGGATTCCCGTAAAGTCTGTAATATACAAGGAAACCACATTATTAACAGAATCGGTATCAGTGTAAAGACTTGATAAAATGTCAGTAGGTTTAGAAGCAACCAATCCCGAACCATCGGGCATCACTACTGGTGGAACGGTGTTATTGTCTTTGAAAGGTGCAATATAGGTCATTAACGGTTGAGGGGTTCCAATCACCGTTGGGGTGACTTCTTTGGTCTGCCCATCGTGAATCGGTGTTTTCGTCAACATCACCAACCATTTATAACCATCATTCGGTTGATAATTGGAAACGCTGGTGGTGTCATATTCTGTACCATAATTTAATCCTTCATCAACGGTATTAATGACGGGTGTACCATCACTATTCCAGAGTTTACAATGTTCCCGTACCACGTAAGATGGCTTGAAATCCATATTAAATTTCCATGTCTGGAAAACGTCAATTTGAAAATGCACATAGGTGGTATTGGTTTGTTTGTATTCTAATTTTGTAACAAACGCATAAAACCATTTACTACTATAAGAAGCATTTTGGAACATCACATAATTAACGCCCCATAAATCATCAATACTTTTATTGACTGCGATAAAATTCTTTCCTTCTATCCTCTGGAACGTTGCCTGAGTCATAGAATGAACCACCGTTTTTGCTAAGAAATACGATGTCTGTTCGGTGACGGTATCAAACCATCGTGTATATTTGTAGTCATTAGAGAAAGGAACACCAGATAACAATCTGATGTTCGTTCCACTTAATGGTACAGTTGCCATAGAAACAACTCCCTATTTTGTTACACCGCTAATGCGATAGTAACAATTGATTCACCGATTACATCGGTATTGTCTGTTCCTGCTCCGTCAGTGTCAATTCCTGCACCGACAACTTTTGCGATAACACGCAATTCACCTGTTTGATTGCTTGCAACGGTGAGTTTTCCGTCTGCATCAATCGTTGTTCCTGCTTGTAGAGTAGTAGAGGATGTAGAAGCAACCACAGACCATTCCACTTCATGGTCTAATCCATCAGTTGCGCGCACATATGCAGTAAATTCGAATGAATCACCAGCACGAACGGTAGCAATTGTTGGGTCAACAATGACCTGTGTAACTGCTGGAACCGTACCTGAAACAAATGCTACTGCATTGGCAAAACGTGAAGTGGAAAGAGTTTGCCAAATATGATAGAAGTAATTCCAGTAAAGACCTTTCGGGTTTCGAATGGTTTCTAATTTTTGAAGATTGTCATACACCATGAACCAATCTTGGTCGATTAGAACTGCTTCTAAACCAGAAGAAGCAAACCCGTCAATAACCGTTACATGACCAACAAAATTTGTCTTGTCCATGTTGAACGCTTTTGCCAATACATCAACGTCAATTTCTGCTTCTAAATCAGCATCGATGATTAAATGTAAATCACTCATATCAGTACGAGTACGAACTGCGAGTGAGTTAAAGTCACGACTACCAGATGGTAAAGTCATTTTACGAGCAGTCGCACGTAATTTTTTAACAAATTCTCTCGCGGCAGTTTCGGTAGTTGGTTCATTAACAGGAACAACCGTAAACAATCCTTTAGAATAGTAGTTGTCTACTAATAGTTTCATGTATTCGAATTCGTCAACTTCTGCACTGTTATAGATGGCATTAATAATAGAAGAAACAAAGTTTTCAAAGTTGCCCCATGAAGTAAATGCACTCTTTAGTTGTTCATCAGAAACCGTTTGGTCGTATCTATCTTGACGATTCCGAGAATGGTATAATACTTTAACGTTTGGAATCTCACGTTTGAAAACGGTGTTTTCTGCATCATACGGGTCGTATTTTTTCGCCTTTGTAATGTCTGTGAAAATTTCCTCAATCGTTAAACCTTGTTGCATTTGACCTTTTTTGAATTTCTTTAATGGGTTCATCAATGAAACAGATTTAACAACCACTAAACCGATTCTATCAATCAAGTTAACGATGAATTCATTTTGTGTGGTTTGGTTAATCTGAATACCTGCGGCAACCTCTAGAACGTTTTCTGCGTTCGCTAATGGAACATATTGTGCAAACGTTGGGTTACTGTTTCTAATTGCGTTAACAATGTCGTATGTTTCCGACACTCCTAATGAAGCCTTTACATCTTTAATCGTAATACGTGCCAAATTATTTCATCCCCTTTTCCAGTGCTTCTAATGTGATGGTTTCGCTGAATTCCTTCTGCTTAACCTCTGGTTCCGTTTTTGTTTCGGTCACACCTAATTGACGAAATAGTTTACTATTGGAAACTATTAAATCGTCATTGTCTTGCTTGAACTTGCTATTCTGTTTTGATAAATCCTCCACTTCGCTGTGTGCGGTAACATGGTCAACTCTAATTTGTTGCAATATGTCAGTTCTGCGTGAGTGGTCAATCTCTGGATTTAATAGTTCGCTTAATAATGCTTCATGTTCCTCTCTGGACATTGGCATTTTACACATCTCCCTTCATTGGTAATTCTTTCTACTCTTTTATTATATCATTCGACAATCTTATATAATAGTAGAAAAGGGGTTGACAAATGAAAAAGCTTTACATTTTTGAGATTTCGACAAACTTTTGTTAATCACAAAACTATTAAAAATTTTGTAAAACTTTTTGTTTAAAAAGCTTGCATAAAGTTTAATAGGGTGATAGAATAGTAAATGTAGACAAGGTTACTACATATTACCACTAAGGAGGATAACAAGAAATGAGAAAAATGTTAACGAAAGAAGTTACAAGTACTACTTTATCAATCGCAAAAATGGACCTAGTAGATGGTCAACCGCAAGCGGTGACATTACCAGAAGAAGTATTACTAGGGAATGTATCACTTGAAAAGGCTCAAAAAGAAATGAATAAAAAGTTTGGTCAACCGATTACTATCTTTAAATTGGAAGCTAATACACAAACATATGAAATGCCAGTTGAGGAATTTATCAAAGTGGCTACTATTAAAGTAGAAACACCAGAACAAGAATAGTTTAAAACGCAATGCAACAAAAATTATTAATTGACTAACTACACACCAAATAAAACTAAACTAATAAAAGGTGGAAACCAAAATGACAAACGAACTAACAACTTTAACTACTGTATCTGAAAATGAAAACTATGTAATCTTAAAAGACGAAGCTGGAAAATTTGTTCGTAAAGCAAAATTCAATGATTATTCTTCTATCGTTGCTGAATCACGTGCAGACAAAATGTGGCTATTGAATCTATTAGAAGGTGCAGAAGGTTCAGGAAACGGATTAAAAGAACATGTAGGAAAACAAATTGAAGTAGCAAACGTGATTACACGTAAATACGATAAAATCAATGAAGAAACTGGACAAACTGAATATGGAGTTTTAACTTACCTATTAACACCAGATAAAGTTGCTTATGTAACATCTTCTAAGAGCGTTTATTTCTCAATTACTCGTATGATGGAATTGTTTGGAAAACCAACCGATGCAGATTGGGAAAACATCATTGTTCAAGTAGGAAAAGTAAAACAAACAAATGGAGATTCCATTACAATTAAAATGGTAGGATAAGGAGTGGTTTGGATGCCCCCAACATTAAGAGGTATCTACCATAACTTAAAGGAAAGTGAATACACGATTTCTAATTCTGAAATCGTGTTTTTCTTTTCTAGTGAACTTTATTTAAGAAAGTTTATGGAAGGGTACAAAGAAAACCGTATAAAATTTATTGAAAAATTAGATAAAATCACCGTAGATAATAAATTGAATATGAACACCTTAGCAGACATCACCCTCTATAAAACGATTGAAAAAAGAGGGTTCCGCGCATGGTTGAAAGGGGTAGATATTGATTGGCAAGAAATCCACAAATACGCCTTACGGAAAATGACCGAAAAGAATACGCCCGACTGGTCAAGAATACCAAAGCCAAAGTTAGGCGAACGGTTAAAAACATTGGGGCAATAATTCAGGATGTGCAAGACGGGGAAATTGTTCAAATTGACATTCGAGACAAAATGAATGTTCCTAGTTTAGAAAGTTTCAGTAGCAGAAAAGAATTTAATGAATGGAAGTATGAAACAGAAAAGTTTAATAAGGGTGTTAGTTCTCGCTCTAAGTTCAAACGAAATATTCATGGTTTAGCGGTAACGGAACAATTTATGTTGGTTGCTGAAAACTTGAATAAGAAAGAAATTAGACTGGCAAAGAAATTGAGAGATAGAATTATCAGTCAACCGTTCACCGTGGGTGGAGTGGAACAAGGTTCAATGGAACAACGTTTACTCACCATGGGAAGAAATAACCCTCAAAATATACACATTCCAAAACCCTTTGATTTTTCACAAGTAAAAACATTAAGTCGATTAAAAGAAGTGTTTGACAACATGAAAAACCGTTCCAGTGAAGAAAAAATGAATCGAAGGTTAGAACGATTCAAAGAATTGTACATGGAATCACTAGAAAGACAATTTAATAGTGACGCGGATGATGTGCTGGAAATGATTAAAGAGATACCAGCCGATGTATTCTATGAAATGTATAAAATAGAGGACGTGTTCGAAATACTCTTTGACCCCTCACCTCAGGAAGGATATAGTGTTCAATGGGTGGATGAATCGAATATGTCGAGTCAATTAGGCAGGATTGAAAGTTACTTAGAACGCTATTATCGTGGAGAATTAAACTTTGATTTAAAGGGGCTTTTTGAACGGTAAGGAGGTGATAAAGAGGGTGGAACAATGGCTAGGAAAAAATTTAGTTGTGACTTTGAGACCACCACTAAAATAGATGATTGTCGGGTTTGGGCATATGGGTATATGGAAATTGGAAATAAGAAAAATTTTAAGATTGGAAATTCTCTTAACGAATTTATGGAATGGGTGGAGAAAATACAGGCGGATTTGTATTTTCATAATTTACGATTTGACGGGGAATTTATTGTGAACTGGTTATTGAAAAAAGGGTTCAAATGGGAAAAGACAGGCGCACCCATGACATTTAACACCATCATTTCAAGTATGGGTCAATGGTACGCGATTGACATATGTTTCGGGTACAAAGGAAAGAAGAAACTACATACAATGATTTATGATTCATTGAAAAAACTTCCCTTTCCTGTAAAGAAGATTGCAAAGGATTTTAAACTATCTATTATGAAGGGCGACATTGACTACCATTTGGAACGTCCAATTGGTTGGGAGATTACGCCAGAAGAATATGATTATATTAAAAATGACATTGAGATTATTGCTGATGCCTTAAACATTCAGTTCTCACAAGGTTTGGACCGAATGACAAACGGAAGTGATAGTTTAAAAGGGTTTAAGAGTGTGATATCTAAACAGATGTTTGAACGCTTATTCCCTGTGTTAAGTCTGCCAATGGATAAGGAATTAAGGAGAGCGTATCGCGGTGGGTTTACATGGTTAAATGATAAGTACGCAGAAAAGGAAATTGGGGTGGGCATCGTTTTCGATGTGAATAGTTTATATCCATCCCAAATGTATGATAGACCCTTACCGTTTGGATTACCAATTAAGTTTGAAGGAAAGTATACGGATGATGAAAACTATCCCTTATTTATTCAGTGTATCGAATGTGAGTTTCAGTTAAAAGAGGGATATATCCCAACCATACAAATTAAGCAAAACTTAGCGTTTCGACAAAATGAATACTTGAAATCCAGCAACGGGGAACGGGTTGAGTTATACGTTACCAATGTTGATTTAGAGTTAATACAGGAACACTATGATTTGTATGATGTAGAGTATTTAGGTGGTTGGAAATTTAGACAGAAAACGGGAATCTTTCGAGATTTTATTGATAAATGGATGTATGTAAAAACCCATTCAGAAGGTGCAGAGAAATTTTTGGCAAAGTTGCAACTTAATAGTTTGTACGGGAAGTTTGCTAGTAATCCGAATGTAACAGGGAAAGTACCTTTTTTGAAGGAGGATGGTAGTTGTGGTTTCCGAGTGGGTGAAGAAGAATTTAAAGACCCTATTTATACTCCAATGGGTATTTTTATTACTAGCTGGGCTAGGTATACTACTATTAGCACAGCGCAAAAATGTTTCGATAGAATTATATATTGTGACACTGATAGTATTCACCTTGTTGGTGATACAATCCCAGATGCTATTAAGGATATTGTGGATTCAGACAAATTGGGTTACTGGAAGCATGAAGGAACTTTTACAAGAGCAAAATTCATTAGACAGAAAACCTACATTGAAGAAGTAAACGGACACTTAGAAGTGAAATGTGCTGGGATGCCAGAAGCGATTAAGAAACATGTAACTTTTGATAATTTTAAGGTTGGGTTTACTAGTTTTGGGAAACTACTTCCGAAACATGTAAATGGTGGTGTGGTTTTAGTAGATACAGAATTTACTATAAAGTAGGTGTGTTTGTGAACTGGAAACAGTATAACAAGTATTTAGATGTGAAGATTGCGGATGCTCATTATGTGTTAACCTACACCGAAAAGAAATACAAAGAAGCAAAGGCGCAACATGAAGCGGCTTTAAGGGAAAAGGAAAGTTTTGAAAAGGCTTTGGATAAGATGGTGAATAAGAATGAGTTTTAAAGACATCTATTTGGAAATGAAAGATAAAGGAATGTTGGATAGTGAAATTGCTTTAGAATTAGATATTTGTCGTGATACCCTGAGCAGATGGAAAAAGCGTTTCAATATCGAAGCACCTAGAATGAAACATAATCGCTGTAATGTGCCAGAACACATTATAAAAGCTGGTGTCGAAAAAGGCATTTCCCGACGGTTATTATTAAGAAGGATAAGAGAATATGGTTTCTCTTATTATGAAGCGGTTCACACCCCTATCAATAAATGTAGAACCCATGCAGGAAAAACAAAATTTGATAAGCGTTTGGAGAAAAGCGAAAGACAACGATTGCAATATCAAGAAAAGAAAAAGAGGGAGTGGAAAGGATGAAAGAAGAACGTTGGACATGGGTTTATCCTGTGATTTTGGTGGTAGTTGGTTGGGGCATTGGATGGTTGATGTTTGCGTGAGAATGAAGGAAAGTTTTGCTCAACTAATGTTTAATATTAATGAAGACGTATTCATGGAGCGAATGAGACAAAATGAAAAATGGGGAATCCAGCGACATGATAACGGTGTTTGGTTGTCGATTCTGATTGAAGAAGTTGGAGAAGTCGCAGAAGCTATGCAAAAGGGAATGAAAAGTGAAAAGGAAACGGATGCTAATAATTTGTATGAAGAATTGATACAGGTTGCCGCGGTTGCTAGTGCGTGGGCGGAACAGATTAGGGAGGGGAAATAGGGATGAATGAGTTTGGATTAACACAGGAAGAATTTGAAATGGTGAATAGAGTTGCAAATGCTTTAGTTGTAAGACCTGAAAAAGTTATTCGTACTCCGTATGTAAAATTAATAGAAATGTTGGTTGAAACAGTAGAATCCCAAACAAGAATAATTGATAAAATTGAAAAATTTGTGGAGGATAACATATAATGAGTGAAACCATTACAAAGGTTGCAGTTACCATTATTTCTGCGAATACCAAAGAAAAGATTGTGGAGAATGTGATTGAGACGGATACACTGTTATCAGCTACTAGGATTATGAATACATTTAAGCCGAAAAGAGGGTATAAGGTGGTTCAGTTTATGGTGCAGGATGTGGAGGTGTTGGTGTAGTCGTATTTGACAAAAAGTGTGAAGGAGTGAAAATCATGACAAGTGAAGAAGCAATTAAAGCAATTAAGGTAAATTATCCACCGGAAAACTACACAATACTTAGAGAAGCTTTAGATTTAGCTATTAAATTATTGGAGAAAGAAGCTAACAGACCAACGGAAAAAGATATGTTTGACAGTATGGGTTAACACCACATTACAAAACAAAGTACCTAGGTACTGGTGGACAGATACCTAGGGTATTTTAGAACCAAATTGTGTCGTGAAGGG